AACCGTCGCACGCAATCTACGCGCCGAGCCATCCAATGTGACTGATTCCACAACGCCAATTTGCTGGCGTGGATCATGATCCAGCAGCAAAGGCGCACGACCACTATTTAGGAACGACAGGTCAATGCTGCGCTCAGAGTGATCTAAAACTTCATTACCGTATCCACGCTCAACTGGCTCCTCAGAGGATACAGCAATTTGGACACGACGATCATCTACGTCGATGACCTTCTTGTCTGCGGATACAGCGCGAGAGATCAGCTTCTCAGGAGCCAACCGAGTTTCCTCTGCTCCATCAACTGCTTCCTCTGAAGCAACCTCGACCTCTTCTTCGCGGACCTCATCTGTTACTTCATCAGCAACAACTTCAATTTCCGCATCACGAACTTCACTCATAACTTCACCCTCGGTGTTTTCGGGCAGTATATCAGAATTTCCGACATTTTCCATAGAGCGTTCCTCTTCCATTTTAGCAGCTAATTTGCGCGACCAACTGAAGCCAGCATCGCCGCCCCAGAGCGCCCAGGCGATACGCCCGTTTGATGGATAGCCATCCTCGCCAGGACGGAACCCCTCGGCCTTCTTATCAACCTCATGTCGGCTGAAAAAAGAATACATTCGCTTGACTGTATCATCAGACAAGTTCTTACCATTTGAGATGTCACGCGCACGGGCTATGCCAACCTCAGTGCCACCGCGACCGTACTCACTACGCCAGTCTAAGCCCTTCTTGGCCTCAGAGACCATCCCGCTGTTAGGCTTGTTCGTCATTGACATCAACCTCTGCTGGGACTGGCTGCTTATCGCCAAATGGCTCGTAAGCCATTGATAAGTTGTAAGCTGCGGCCATTTCTTTGTCACGGCTGATCTGCGAGAATGTTTCCTCTGCATCTCGACCATAGTTGGCTGCAATGTCAGTATGGCTCAAGATGCCATTCTGCAAACCGACAACAGCAGCATTGATTTCCTTCAGCGGATCAACCCACTGGAATCCTCGCGCCCGCCAAGAGATGCCCGCGCTAAACTTGGCGATCTTGTTTGTGCCGGAGATTGGAATAACGCCGAAGCCCATTACATGCTCAAGCCACTCACGGAACAATGGGTCAATGAAGTGGTCAATCATAAACCGATGCAAGGTGCGATAAAAATCACGCTCCTCAAGCGCACCCTGGCGGATAGAGGAATACGACGTACCCTCTAAGTCATTGGCCAGTGAGGTATAGCTAACGCCCAAGCCGCCCGCGATCCCGCGCAAGACAGCCTTCTCAAAGTCAGCAAATGCTGAATTAGGATGGCTCGGATCAAACGCCGTGAAGTCAACGCCAGCAGGAAGCTGGTGAAAGGTTCCGGCCTCTGCGTCATAGATCGGAGTTACGTTGTCTTCGTAATCGTCAGCAGTAAAGCCATCGCCCGCTGGAGACGTAAAGAAACCCATCTTGGCCGCGCCAACGCGGGCAGCAACCAATTCAGCCTCACGATAGCCGTGCAACATCTTCAGGGAGGCTATAGCGGAAACTGACCAAGGAACTCCGCGCGTCTGATCCGCACGATCAGGACGGTAAATGTGCATCATCCGTTCAGCAGGAATGCGAGTGCGCTTCTTGCCATTGGCGAGTGTAGTGTAATCGTAATCGCCAGGGTGAGCCGTCAGAACGTGATAAGCAACTGGGCGGCGGGTGGACTCGTCAATCTCGATACCCATGCGTATAGGATTACCACCCTTAACACGCTCATTGTGGTCTTCGTCAATCATGTCAGGCTCGATGAGCTGCAAAGCATACCCCTGACGCAAATAGTTCGCACGAACCTTCATCAAGAACACTTCGCCGTCACGCGCAACGCCAGTGATGACATGGTTCAGCAAGTCAATCATAGACATCTGGCCGTCAACAGTAGGACCGCCGTAACGACAGAACTCAGTCCATGCCGACTCAACAATATTGTTGCCACCAATATCCATGCCGCCATCTGGATTGCGGGCCTTCATCTGAAGCCGAATGCCGCCCTCACCGACCACATTCGTGCGCAACAACTGCAAATATCTGCGCATGTATTCGTTATTACGCTCCAAGTCGCGCGACCTGTTGCGCAGATCACGCAGGACCGGGTATATCTCACTGTCAGCACTGCGATTACTTGCATTGAAGTCAGCGAAAAGCCGCCCTTTGCTGGCGGCTGCATAGTTTCTGCGACTTTTCGGCTTTTTAGACCGACTGAAGATGTCCAAAATGCCCATTAGCTAAATCTAACCTTTACAGTTGTTCCGCTGGCTTTCCCGGCCTCTATTCTCAGCTTGCGACGATAAGCCAAGACCTCCTGACGATACCTGTCGCGGGCGACCATAAGCTCATCAAAAGTCATCTTTGTTAGAGAACGACCAGCAATGCTATAATTAGAAACATCGCTGTCAGCTTTGCCTTCAAGTATAGTTTCAATCTTGTCCAGCATGATCTCCGAGTGCGTCCGAGGATCAGTGCCGTTTACGTCAAGGTCAACGACAGCCTTAAACTCACCTCGCTGCACAACAACGCGGTTGCCGCTGGATGTCTCAGTGATCTCAAGCTGCCAGTGATAAAAGCCGGGATCGAAATCAGCAGATGTAGCACTATCAACCGTGAACAGATAGTAATCTGCACTGCCGACCCCGACCAATTTGATCTCGCTACTTCCACCAGCAGTAACCCTGGCCACATATTCAGCAGTATGTGTCGCAGCAGGATAGTCAGCGACTAAATCACTGCGCTTCCATTGCAGGAAGTCACCGACAACAACTTCGAGAGGTTCGCCCTCTGGTGCATTAGCGGAGTCAAAAAGATTAGCCATTATTTGTACCCATGCACAAAGGAACTGCGTCTAGGCATTGCTGGACCCCTAGACGGACGTTGAGTTTGTTCGGATAATACCCTATTTTGTGCCTGCTTGTAAACTGCCTCAATATTCAGGTTCAATACGGCCAGTGCGGCGGTAGCGTAAACTCTGCAATCCAATGCTTCGTTCCTTTGCCTAATCTTAACCCATTCACGTTTTGGGCGACCCTTAAAATACTTCGTGACCTTCTTTTCAGCGGTCAGCATACGGAAATATTCCGCATTGCGACCCTCTGGAAAGTGGCAGTAGCCGTCACCCTCATCCGTCATCTTCAGGCGAGCATACACTAATTCCTTGGCAGTGTCAGTACCAACAGGGAAAAGGTTTATCTTTCCGATGTTGTTCTTGGTTGGTCGGCCAATGATCGGCTTTCCCTCACCGCCGACACCCTTGATCGCAAATACCCTGCGACCCGACCTTTGGCGCGCATAATTGTAAACCTGCTGCGTGTAGTGACCGCCGGAGTCAATGCAGGAAGAGCGTATAACCATCTCACCATGCAGAGGATGCGTGAACGTCTTTTGCAGCAAGCTGTCAAGCCTGATCCACAATTCCGAGGTCGATGGGTCGCCATAAAGCGTATCATACGAAATTGACCAGCTTTCTTCGCCTCGGCCCCAGCCAACGACCTCGATCTCCAAGCGATCATCCTGAACGTCAATGCCAGCAGTCATCAGCAAGACATCTTCCGGCAATTCATCGCCCCAGTCCTCACAGCGATCCATCAGGTCAAATTCGTCAATCCTGTCACCCTGCTCCTCCCAGGTCTCACCAAGAAAGGTGTTGACCCAAGTTTTCAGCCGCATTGGGTCTCGCTTGGACGCCAAAAAGTCTCGAACCGTGTCCTCCATCGGAGTCCACGGTGAATATAAGCCAGAAAGGTGGAAACCAGCAGTTTTCCCGTCACCCTCTGCTGTTTTGCGCCATTCACCATACCTGATAGCCGCAAAACGCTTAACATCGCTCCAACAGCTCCCACAATGCTCGCAAACGTATTCAGCCGATGCAGGCTTGCCTTCCTCCCACTTCACGTTGGACCATTTCAAGACCTGATGCTCACCGCAATCCTGACAAGGTACAAAATATCTTCGCTTATCGCTTTCCTCATACGCAGCCTCAATCCGGCTCGCACCCTTGTCGGTCGGCGTGCTGACCATGATAATCTTGCGGTTCCAGAAGGTAGTTGAACGCTTTTTGGCCAGTGAGACAGGATCACCCTCCGTTCCGGCAGATAACGGATAGCGGTCAACCTCATCGCACAGAATGATGCGACATGGCCGAGATGCCAGCGATGATGGAGAATTGGCGCCACAAGCCGTAACGTGTCCGCCTGGGAAGACCTTATGCAGCGTTGTATTGCCACTGTCCCTCGATCTGGGGTTCTTGATCTTCTCGGACAGCACAGGCGTATCCCTGATTGCCGGAGAAAGCCTGTCCTTTGACCAAGTTTGCGCCATTTCAAGCGTCGGCTGCACAACCAGCATCGGAGCCGGGTCTTGATGTATATGATAACCGACAACATTATTAATCAGCTCGGTCTTGCCGATCTGCGCGCCAGTCATCAAAACCACTGTCTCGACATCGGTGTCAGATACAGCATCCATCATTCCGCGCTGATATTCAGCCCTCGATGTGGTCCACCTACCAGCCTCCGCAGAGCTTTCACTTGATAGCTGACGGTAGTTATCCGCCCACTGACTGACATTCAGCTTTGGCGGCGGCTTCAGAGCCTTGGCGATGGCAGAAGTCAGGCGAGATTCAAGTTTCTTCGCTTGCTGCTTCTTTGTCGTATCCGACCAATTCATTCAGTGCCTCTACTATTTCAGCCTCAATCAAGCTCTGGACCTCTTTGACCGTTGCCGCGATGTGAGCTTCAGGTGCAACCTTCGTTGGGACAGCCAACAACTTTGTTCGGACCTTGGTTAGCTGCAACTCAAACTGTTTAGCTACATTTTCAATATACACAAGATCGCCGCGCTCTACAGCATTTTCCATTTCCTTGGCGTCAGCCTGCTCTTTCGCCAGCCTCGCCCGCTCCTCTTGCAGATCAAGATCACCAACCTTTGCTCGCCCAGCGGCGATCTCCCGAACATGCAGGATGTATTCCTTGCGTGCCAAGTCAATGTCGTACTTTCCACGCTCCTGCTTGGTGATAATTCCCTTATTTATCATATCATGCACGGTTTTCGTGCTTGTTTGAAGATGCGCAGATAATTCTAACACGCTAGACATTTTATGCTATCCTTTCGCAGACACCTCCATATATACAGT